CGGGCGCGGGATTGGGCACGGCCATTGACGGCCTGCCTAGAGTGCTCATAAGTGGTGCTCCAGTCGGTCAAGCGATGGGAGTGCCGCCCAGGCCCGGGGGAATCGCTGCGTCAACAGCGACCCCACTCGGCCAAACCGTCGGGCGCGCTTGACCTCGTGGAGGTGTCGAGCCCGCCGCCGTACCTGGAACTGTTCGCCCGCACACCCCGCCTCGGTTGGGACTCGTGGGGTCTTGCCTCCATTGCTGTTCTGCGGCTGCTTCCACTTCTGCACAGAGCGCACGTCGCGCCGACCTGTGAAGGGCAGCTCTCCGCGCCGGCAGATCAGAAGGGGCTCATGGCAGTGGCGAGGGAACACGCCCACGCCGAAGTTGGGCTTCTCCCAGATGATCTCGTCGACGACGGTGAAGCCCCACGCCTCGGCCGTCGCGACGCCCTCGCCCTTGCGGTTGAGTTCTGGGGTGACCCACAGGTACAGGTGGGCGTTCTGCGCGGCGATGCGACCAACGGGCATGGCCTTGATGTCGTCCAGGGTCATGAGCGAGTACCGCAGCGGGGTCGCGTTGCGATGCTTGCCACCCGCGCCGCCACTCCACTTCAGCGGCCAAGGCGGGTCAGCCACGATGCAGGAGTAGGGCGGCGTCAGCTCGTCAAACATCGTCCGACCCCTCCAGCGCCGCCGCGCGCATGGCCGCCAGTTCGTCCGGGTCGACCCTCCCGAGCAACGCCGCCAGCAACGGACCAGGGTCCGCGGCCAGGTTCCGTGCCATCAGGTAGCAGGGCTCGCGGACCACGGTGTGGCAGTCGTCGACGTCGCGTGCGGCGGTCCCGGTCGCACAGCGCAAGGCCAGCATGACGTTCGCGAGCTCGTGCAGATCGGTCATGCGGCTCTCCTTCGCTTGATGCGGCCAACCTCGGCGGTGTACTCCGCGGCGGCGGCGCGCTTGCGTTCCCGCTTCTGTTCGTCGCGCCAGTACCGCTCCCGTTCCGTCTCCGCGCGCCGTGCCTTGTCGCGGGTGGCCCACCGGCACGGGGTCGAGCAGAACCGTTGCCACGGCTTGTTCGGCACGAACGGCGTCGAGCACGCGGCGCACGGCTGGAACAGGTCGGCCTGCCAGTCCGGCCAGATCTCGGCGGGATGGATGTGGAGCGCGGTCGCGAGCAGGTCGGCGCTCTGTTCGCTGAGAGAGCTGCCACGGGCCCGGCAGGCGCGCACGGTGCCCGGCTTGACGCCGATGATGTCGGCGATCTCTGCGGCTGTCATGTGCGCCAACAGGGGCTCGATGGGGGCGAACGGGTAGCGCATCACGCGACCCACTTGTAGGAGCGCCGGTTCACGATCATGGACAGTGACGACTGCGTGATGCCGTAGGCGTTGGCGACTTCCTGTTGCGTCTCACCAGCGGCGACGCGGTCGCGCATCTCGCGCACTACCGCAGCGGGCCACTTGGCGGAGCTTCCCCGGTCGCGCGCCGACTTGTTCCGTTGTGGTGGGGCGACGCCGGCCCAGACCCCTTGGGCGCTCGGGCCGATCATCCGCTTGGTTATCGCGCACGGCTCCTTGACCGGGCAGCCCTGGCACACGGCGACGGCCTCGGTGGTCTCACGGCGGTCCGTGGCGAACATGAGCGCCATGCGCGCCGTTGCGTCGTCGCCGATGATGCCGTTGCGCCCGCAGTTCGCTCGGTCGTGCCAGTCGGGGCGGATCATCGGGTCGCCCGACATGTCGGGTGCGGCGCGCCATGCGTGGATCACGCCGCCCAGGGGTGTGTTGTCTTCACTCACGGCCAGTCCTCCTCGTCGTCGTTGCACAGCCCGGCCTCTTCACAGCAGCGGGCACAGATCGGGATCAGGCCGTCGAGCCCTTGGGCGGTAGGCCAGTGGGGCTCGCCGGCCTCGCCGCAGCCGTGTTCGTCGCGGACGTCGCGCGGGTCGCCGTCCTTCGTTCCGCAGATATGGGTCATGCGGCGCCGCCTAGGTCGAGCACGTCCTGCGCCATGCGCTTCGCAGCGATCTCGCAGTAGCGCTCGCTCAGTTCGACGCCGACCGCCTTCCGGCCCATGTCCTTCGCAACTCGCAGGGTGGTGCCGGACCCTGCGAACGGGTCGAGGATCGTCTCGCCTGGCGATGAGCAGGCAGTCACCCACGGTTTCACCACGTCGGTCGGGAACGCCGCAGGGTGTCCGGTGCGATCGGAACCGTTCAGCTTTGACACTACGAGCACGTTGGGCGCCTGTTTCGTGCCGTCCCCGCGCTCATGGCCCCACCCTGCGCCGCCGCCCCGCTGTGAGCCTCCTGAGGGCCGCTCCGTGGCAACGCGCCCAAGTCGCTCAGCCTGTCGCCGCGTGACTCGCAGGTCGTCGAAGTGGCCAGCCCCGCCCGTCGTGGACCGGAGGATCTGGATCAACTCATGGGCGGGTGCGAGGTCGATGGACGGCTGCGGGGCGTAGTCGTCTTTGACCCACGGCACCTGTAGCCGCCAAGTGAAGCCCGCTGCTCGTGCGACCCGTGCCGCATCGCCGGAGCAGTCGTAGAGGCTGCCGTCTTTCCAGATGTAGCCGGCCACCCAAACGAGCCAGCCCGTGCGCGGTAGTAGCGCGTCCATGACCTCGCGCGTCCACTCCTGATAGAGCGCATACGTGGGCCAGCCGATGCCGTTCTCGTAGGTGCGAGCGTTCCAGTAGGGCGGGCTCGTGATGGTGGCCTGAGCGAGTCCAAGGCTCGGCAGGATCTCGCGGCAGTCGCCGTGGTAGATCGTGACGTGGTCGTCGCTGTAGTAGGGCGCCCTCATGGCCGTAACCCCCTCGGCCCAGTGGCGACGTGTCCCGCCGCCGCTTCCCGTTCCCGCCACTCCATGCCCCGGCAGGACGCCTCGACGTGCAACCACTCGGCGACACGGACCGTCCACGCGAGGACATCCCGCACCTGCTCGCACCATCGGGCGCGACGGGCACAGCGTTGGGACTGCTGACGGGGCGTCATGCGTCCAGCCCCAGGTACTCGTTCCACCGCTGCCAGTGGCCCGGCTCATCGGAGAAGCCCCAAGTCCGAGACTTGCGGCCGCTGACGACCAGCGTCCAGCACTCGCCGTGAAGGACGTCGATGCGGTGCAGTTCGTCGGCGCGCTTGACGTTCAGCGCGCCCGCACGGTGCGTCAGTCGCCGCTTGACCCAGGCGCCCGGCATCCATCGGAGCGTCGAGTGCATGTCGGCTACTTCCTCGGTGTACCCGCCGCGCAGGATGAGCGACACGAACGACCACGGGTGGTCGTGCAGCGCACGGTCAGCGTCGGGCCTCAGGATGTGGTGCAGCTTGAGACCGAACCACGGCGTCTCCAGCAGGTACCAGCGGCGCAGGTAGACGTCGGTCGGGTTGGACGCGTCGGCGATGTCGACGCGCTCCATGAAGCGCCACGGGCTCGTTCCTGGCGGCGTACTGACTTGGGTCGGCTTCGTACTCATCCCAGCGCCTCCCTGTGCATCGCCAGGAAGAACTCGGGCTCCATGACAACCACGTACCGGCCACCAGGGCGGCGCACCCACACGGTCGGCCACGGCTGCTTCGTGCGCTCAGACGCCGCCCGGGCCTGCGGGATCCCCTCGGAGATGCTGCGGGCGATGTTCGTGTGCCCTTTCACCTCCACGACGCAGTGAGGCAGGTTGGCAATGTCTCCGACGTCGGAAGCCGTGCCCGGCGTGCGCGTGCGGACAACGTGGAACCCGGACAGGTCGCGGAGCAGGTTCACGACCTCCTGCTCGCAACGATTCCCCTTGGCTCGTGAGTCAATCGGGCTCATCGGTCCCCCTCGCATCCCTCGGCGTGGTCGAACGTGGTCGATCCGCAGCACGGCCACGGTGAACACACGCCACAGATGCCCCACACGTCGTGACGCCCCGGCCGATGCGGTCGCGCGTGCCCGCTGACAATCAGCCGCAGGCACGTCCTCGCCTCCCGTGACAGCCCCAACAGGTAGGGCCGTGGCCCTGGCCGGAACGACTGCCAGCGCGGCAGGTCATGGACCCAAGTCCGGAACGGGTCGGCGCCGCAGGATGTGGAGCCGCCACCGGAACTCGTTACGCCCAACGTGTACAGCCGCATCGACAGCCACCGCGTTGCCGACCAGCGCCGCCAGTTGTGGCGGTTCGGGTAGCTGAGCCGTTCGACCACGTCCGAGACGATGGACTTCGCGAGCCACTCGCGCGCCTCGTCGTCGTCGACTGGCTCGTACACGGCGCGCCAGTCGCGAATCGTGGCGGCCGTGTAGCGGTCCTCGCCGTCGAGGTCGAGATGGTCGGACAGTTCGTCCGCGATCACCTGAAGTTCGGCGTCGGTCTCGGGCAGCGGCGGACGCCATCCCGTGCGGGTCAGTTCGTCGCGCACCCACTCGGCCAGTTCGTCGCGGGTGAACTGGTGGCGCTCGGGTAGTTCAACCGCGCGCGCCGGGACCAGTACGTCTAGAGCCTTCACGTCTCCCCCTCGATTCGTTCCACGTCGGACCATCGCGCCCGGCGTACCTGTGCGAGCCGTGACAGACCGCCACGGGCCTGCTCCAGCGACGACGCATGGACCAGACGCTCGTAGCGCCGGCCGCCCACACCCGACGTCGTGACGACGTACAGGCGGCCCTGGTCGTCCTCAGCGAACGGGTCGGCGGTCATCGGGCGTCGCAGACGCTGCAATGCCCCGACTCAGTCAGGGTCGTGTGGCAGTCGGAGCACACAGGCTCAGCGTCGACCACGTCGTCATCGTCCGGCGGCGTGTACTCGTCCGTCGGCATGTCGCCCTCGCCGATCGGCATGGACGCCGCGACGTCCTCCGCCTGCACCTTGCCGGCGCGCACCGTCTCCCGGTACTCAGCCGACGTCGGCAGCCACTTCCGCAGACGATGCGCCGCCGACTTGAGCCACATGGACTCCTCGTGCTGCACCCACGGCGAGTACTCCGACTCGGCGCCGGTCGCCGACTTCTTGATGCGGTCGATGTCGGACTGGCCGAGCACGATCACCTGCGACGTGCCCCCGCCCTTCATCTTCGCGAAGGCGTACACGCCGACGAGCCGCCCCCGGTCGCCGTCGAACCACGTCACCTTGTGGGTCGGCACGGCGTCGGTCGCGGGTGAGAACTCGAACGTGTCGCCGCTGTACACGGCGTAGGCGTGGACCGAATCGACGGCGCCGGCCCGGTAGATCATGTCGATCTCGCCCTGGTAGCCCACGATGCCCAGGATCTCCGTCGACCACTGGTTGCCCTTCTTCACACGGCGCGGCGTCAGGTAGTACTGCTCGGTGCCCGGCTCGAGCCCCAGTCGCGCGGCGTCGAGCAGGGTGGCGAGGAACACGCCCGGCGCGTTCATGGCGGCGGCCTCAAGCTCGGTCACCTGCACGGTGCGGCCGTCGGCGAGCTTGACGGCGGTGAGCTTGCCCTTCTTGAGCGCGCCCTGAGCTATGCGGATCCAGGTCTCGGGCTTGGCGATGTGGGATGGCAGGACCGTGGCGAAGCTGTCGGCGTACTGCGCGACCATCGCCTTCGGGGATCCAGCATCTTCGGGGTTGGTTGTGGCAACTGCGGTCGTCGTCATGGCGCCACCTCGCGCGGGACGAGGGGCGACACCTTGGCGAGCAGTTGGGTGATGTCCGGGTCGTTCTCCGGGTCGTAGCCGTCGTCGTAGTAGTGCCCGTGGCTTCCGTGCTTCTTCAGGGCGTCGACGAACTCGCCCCACGTCGCTCCAGTGACCTCGGTTGTGTCGTCCACGCCCACGTCATCGAAGGGCGTAGGGCAGGAGCACCCTGCGTCCTGCGCGTAGAGCACGCGGCCCGTGTCCTTCTGGAGCCACACGACGAAGGTGTCGAACTCGTAGCCGCCCCCGCGCTCGATCGTCCCGACTGTCGTGAGCCCGAACTTCTCGGGGGTGTCCTGGATGTTGAACCAACTCATGCCGCTTCTCCCTGTGATTCGTTCGTGAAGGTCGGCAGGCCCTTGCCCGCCACCAGGTAGGGCAGGCCGTCACCGCGCGCCTGCCGTGTGCAGATGGTTTGACCGTTCCAGCGCGCTCGTCGCGCGTCGGACATCTCTTCGAGGATCAGCGACCCGACCTCGTTCGCTTCCCGCTTCGCCAGGTCCGACAGTTCGCGGGACAGGCAGTAGCGGCGCACCAGGTCGTCCGACAGTTCGACGTCGGTCTCGCGGTCGATCAGGGGGTGTAGGGCGCGTTCGGTCTGGTAGGTCGCGTCGGCGCCGTCGATCGGCGGGTGCTCTTGGCGTTCCAGCTTCCCGAGGAAGTCGGCGGCCATCTCCACCAGGCGCGCCGCCTCCCGCTCGTCGTATTCGATGACGTGCTCGGAGAACTCCAGGAAGCTGCCGAGCACGGCGACGTGACAGACGTCCAGGCCCGTGACCTCCAATTGCCATTGCACCTGTGCGGCGACGTAGGGCGGTGGGCCGTCGGTCCACTCGTGGTCAGCCGTCGTGCTCTTGATCTCCAGCAGGGCGGAGGGCGTCGGATCGGGGAAGTCGTCACCTTCGCGGTAGTCGATCAGCACGCGATCGGGGCTCGCCGTCGCCCACGGGTAGGCACCATGCACCCACGTACCGGAACCCTCGACGTACCACTCGGGGTGCTGGTCGGCGAACCATCGGGCGATGGCGGGCTCGAGGTAGTGGCCGCGGCGCATGGCGTCGGTCTGCGGCTCCACGATGGTCCCGTTCATCTTCCAGTACAGCGAGAACGGGGAATCCCACGGGGACACGCCGGCGATGGCGGCGATCTTCGACGCCGAGATGGTGCCCAACCACTCGGGGGAGCCGGGGACTAACAGTGGGCCTTCGGTGCCTACGGGTCGGCTCATCGCAGGCCCTCCCGCTCTCGTTCGATGGCATCACGGCCGCGCTCTTCGGCGTCGGCGTCAGCGGTGAGCGCCGGGACCATCACGCAGTTGAACCAGGGCTCGCCCTCACGTCCCTCAGGCGGCGTCATGTCCTCATGGCCGACCACATGGGTCAGGCGGGCGATGACGATTCCGTCGACGTCCTCGTTCCACTGCTCATCGACCAGGTAGCCCTCGATGAGCGACGCGGCACGGGCAAGCGCCTCGGCCTCAGTGGCGAAGAAGTCGACGCCGTCCCACTGGTCGTACAGAACCCACGGCAGCGCGCTCATGCCGTCACCCGCAGTTCGTCGCCGTCGCGCGTGACCGTGTAGCCGGCGCCCAACAGGACGTGCTCGCACTCCATGAGCTGCCACAGCATCTCGGCGGCGTCCATCTTCTTCGTCGGCATGAGGTACGCCGTGCGGTCAAGGATCGGCTGCTCGATCGCGACGACGACGTGGGCGCCCTCGGTGGCAACAACGAACCCGGCCGTGATGACGCCTTGCTCGGTGCACAGCTCACGCTTCAGTTCGTCGCGGACCGCTGCCGCGGTGAGGTCTGGAGTCGTGGCGTTCATGACTCACCGCCCTTCGGCGGCAGGTTGTGGATGTCGAACTTCGGGATGACGCTGTTAGCGCCGTCCTCAAAGAAGCGGTTGAGGATGTCCCCCGCCGTGTCCGCCAGGTCGTAGAAGGCATTGCCCCACCGGACATCGCCGGACAGGTCCGTGATCTCCTTCGGGGCGACGTGGCCGAAGATCCGGTACAGCACGGCCAACTCGTCGAGCGGCATCGTGACCGTGACCGTGGCGAGGGTCCCGTCGGGATCGAATGTTGCGGCGGTCATCTTCATGCGGCACCCGCTCGGGGCTTGCCGCTCGCCGTGTCGTGCTGAGCGATGATCGTCGCCGCGTCAGCCAACCGGAACTCGTCGACCGCGACCGACAGGGCCGCCCGCAGCTCCGCGATCTCGTCGAGGAGACCGACCACCACGTCAGGGGAGACGGCGGCGATGTAGGCGGGATCACCTTCGCCGCGCGGGCCGTAGTTCCACCCGAAACCGTCGCCGTCACTGAACTCGTCGGCGCCTTGAACGAAGTCGCAGTTGCGAACGATGTGGCGGACCGCTTGCCACACGTACTCGCTGTCCCACGGGCCAGGCGTCGCCGCCTCGGCCAGTGCTCGCAGTTCGTCGTGGTCGGTCATGCGCCGACCCCCTTGAAGCGATGCGACACACAGGAGACCTCAGGACGGTCCTCGGGCTTGAAGTAGGGCGCATCGTTGGATCGGGTGTGCTCACAAGCGTGCTTCCCGTCGTGTCCCTTCGGGAGGTCGCAGCGGCACGGGTCGTCCTGGTCCTCACCCATCCATGACGGCAGCGGGAAGGTGTACGTGCAGCACGGGTCGCCGTGCTCCTCCGCGAGCGCGACGAGCAACAGGCCGAACGCCCGCAGGTCATCGACGCCCGGGACGAACACGGTCGTCTCACCGACACGGAACGACGCCGTGGCGTACTGGCCGCGCGTGACGCAGACGGACAGGTCATCGCGGGTAGGGGTGCGGTCGAAGTGGACACCGACCGTCGTGGTGGCGCTCATGACGGCACCCCCAGCGCCGCGGCGCAACGGTGGTACTGCTGACCGATCCACGCGAGGAACACGCGTCCGCAACGCTCACAGGGGAACGTCGGGACGCCGCCGCCTCGCAAGTCGGGTAGACGGGGGTCCGTCTCTGGCTCTTCCATTGGCTAACCTGCTTTCTCAGTACGACCTCGGCGCGACGGGCATGCGAGCACGGCGCCGAGGTCTTGCTATTGGGGGACTAACGCCGGCACCGCGCCTGACGCGACGTGCGCCGCTGCTGACGGTGCATCTCCGCGAGCGGGCGAACCGGGGACGGCTCGTCGAACTCGGGGATGTTCCGCAGATCCCGCACCTCGTCCCTCAGGTACAGGGCGGCGACCAGCCACACGGCGGCGACCAGGGCGACGATCGCGGCGGCGATCACGCTGCCTCGTCCTCGAGCTCGTCACGCCGCCACGCCGCGAAGCTGGACGGCACCGGGGCCGGGTCCATGACCGTGACCTCGACCTCCAGGGCCGCGAACGCCGCGAGCAGGTCGGCGGTGAACTGGTGGCGGCGGTCGAGGAGGCGGACCTTGGCGGTCACTTGGGCTCCGGGAACGCTTCGGGCTTGGCGCCGCCCGGCTTCCAGCGGTACAGGCCGACGGTCTCACCAGCGCGAAAGGCGTTCCATGCCTTGATGGTGATGGCGAGTAGGTAGGTCTGGTTCCTCTCACCCTTGACGCCCGTGGTGTTGGCGACGGTGCGGCGCAGCTCGAAGATGGGGTCACCCTTGGCGAGGTTCTGTCCGTCGCCGAGTCGGTCGAAGAAGAAGCGAGCGTCCTCGTCGTCGATGTTGGAGAACACCCACATGGCGATGGCGACGACCGATGCCGGCAACCCGCATCCGGCTGCCGCAGTTCGCGACGGCTGGATGATGCCGGGCAGTTCCGGGTGTGCCTCCAACGTGCGCAGGAGTTGCGAGTGCGTCGCCGGGTAGCTGCTCACGTTGCGGTAGTTGCCGGCCTCCCACGATGCGACACGCCGGGTGAGGGCCGCGAGGTGGGAGGCGTTGGCCTCACCGCGCAAGGCGAGCACGTCGTAGAACTTGCGGGGGATGCCGCCGTCGGTGTCGTCCTGCGCATCCCGGTACAGACCGCGGATGACCAACAGCGGAATCGTGACGTTGGCGAGGATGACGGCGTGCAGTCGGTGCTGCCCGTCGAGCAGTTCACCTGTGGCCGAGAACGTGATCGCGGCGCCCGTGAAGCTCCAGTCACCTGCGGTCATGTCGGTGGCGTAGAGCTTGATCTGCCGCTCGCGAGTGTTCCGGTTGTGCGTGTTGTGCGTCAGGTACTCAGCGGCGATGTCGGGGGTGACGTTCACCAGTTCGACGGTGACCGTCTGGCCGTCGATGTCGGCGGTGAACCGCGGCAGCGGGGTCGGCGTCGCGGCACCGTTGCGGCGCATGGATGGGGCTAGGGTGGGGATTGTCATTGGGCCTCCTGCGGCTCAGTGGTGATGCCATCGAGCAGGTCCTGGCAGACCTCGATGGCGTTGGTCAGGTGGCCGACCCATTGGGCGGCCACCTGTTCTTTGTTGGCGGGGTAGCGGTCGTCGGCGGCGATGCGCTCGATGCGCTCAACCGCCTTCCGCAGTTCCCAGCCAGCACCGCGGGCCTGGTCGACCAGCGAGCTACGGCGCGGCTTGTCGGCCGCAGGCTTGGGCTCCGGCGCGGGGCGCGCGGGGTACGTCTTGCCGTCGGTGCCAGTGACTGGCCGAGGCGCGGGAGCCGACGGAGCCTCGTACGTCGCGCTCCCGGCCTCGGCCAGATCGTCAGGTGGTCCCATTTCCCCCACCTGATCCAGGTCTCGCCGGATCGTCTTGCGGTCGATGCCCGTCGCCGCGGCGATGGCCCGCGTGCTCAGCCCCGACTCGCGGAGCGAAGCGACGACTTCCTGCCGTTCCTCGCGTGGGAGCCGCAGGCGCGACGTCCCGAACTCGCGGGTGCAGTAGTCGTCCCAGGACGAGTAGCCCAGCGCCGACCATGCCCGCGACTCGTACGCCTCGGTGACGAGGTGCCACGTCGCCTCCACTGCCACCTTGATGCGGTCAGTCAGGATGCGAGCGTCGTCGGGCGTCATCTCCGCGATGACCTCGCCCGTGCTGGCGTCGACGAGGGTCACGACGCCTTCGCTTCCGGCTTCGTGATGTCGAGAGCGCTGCACCACTGCCGGACGGTCTCGCCCGTGACCCCGACGTCATGGTCAGCCAGCAGCGCGGCGGCGATGGTGGCGAAGGACTCCCCCGCCGCTCGTCGCTCGGTCAGGTAGGCGTCAAGCCCGCCGGGAATGGTCCGGTCGAGCAGGACCTGAGTGAGGTTGGTGCGTCCCATGGGGGCCCACCCAACCACCTTCAAGGAAACCTGTCAACAGGAAGTCTTGAAGGTGGGAGCGATGACCGCGCGACACTTGTCACGCGAACGCCCGTCGCGCGAGGGTTCGTCGTCCGCGTCCGCCGTGGTGGCGGGGTGTGGTGGGTGCGGCGGTGGCGACGGCTCTGCTGTCGTTCGTGTTGATGGCGACGTGGGCGCAGGATCATCCGCAGGAGGTCGACAACCCGCGGGTGACGGCCTCACCGTGAACGCGAGACGTCCCCCGGGCCCGGGGGACGTCCATAAGCCCAGCCAGTCGCGCGAGGCGCAACGACTGGGAAGATTCGCAGGAGTGGGAGTCGAACCCACAACCTCCGGCACGGGTCCGGTGCGCTGCCAATTGCGCCACCCTGCACCGTCGATTGTACCCCGTGCGCGCAAAGAGCGCCCGACCCGCTAGGGGCCGGGCGCTCTCGCGAGACGAAGGCGTCGCCGTTGGCGTGTGGGTCGCCACGAACCTGTGGGACGGCGCCGATGATGTCGACCCTGACCACATCCCGATTCGTGTTCGCGTGACCACTGAGGACGGCACCGGCTCGGCGTACCTGACCGTGGTTGAGGCTTACGAACTGGTGCAGCTTCTCGGCGAGGCGATCACCAAGGCGAAGCGCATCACGCCGTAGCTCTCCCGTCAGGGAGCCGCCCCGCCCCGTACCACCCGCGCACCTTCGGGCGCGCGGTGGGGCGGGGCACTAGCTCACGGTGACGGGTCCCTCCGTATCTCCGGGTTGTCGGCGGCGAGCTGGCGCATGATCTCGTCACGTTCCTGCTTGCCTTCGATCAGCCGGTCGTCGATGGCCTTGAGTTTGTGTGCGATCTCGCCGCCGTGTTCGAGCTCCAGCGCCATGTGCTCGATCAGCTTCTCTTCGTTCTTCGCGAGCCTGACCGGGAGCGTGTGCTCGAAGCTGCCGTGGTCGTCGGGCTTGAAGTGCGGGAGTACGAACGTGTCGATGTCACGGACGACGTCGCCCATCTTGCGGGACGTGGTGCGCCGTTCGTTGATGCGGGCGACGACGATGGTGAAGGCGGCGGCGAGTAGTGACGCGGCCATGACGAGGGTGAGGGGGTGACGCACGAAGTCGTCCATTGATTCGGCCCTTCCGTGTTCCGCCGCAACATGGTCAAGCAAAGTGGGCAAAGGCCCGATGGCTCAGGCGGTCAGCGAGAACGGCGCCTCAGGGAGAACGGACAGTGCGGCGTCCTGAACGCCCCGGTTGTCGAATCCTTGCCGCTGGAGCAGAGCGAGACGGTTGTTCGTGTCGCTCTCGCTCACGCCGCCGGGGACGTGGTAGCGGACGCCGTTGATCACGACGTACACCTTGTTCTCGGCTTGGAACGTGCCCATCCAGAGCCCGTCGTCAGCGGGAGCGGGCTTGGCTGCTTCGATCGCGGCGATGACGCGGTCTGCTGCGGCGTTCACCGAGGCGTCCAGTTCTGCCTTCGTGGCCATGATGTCTTCCTCCGGTGGTGCGGGCTGTTGGGTCGTGGTCGACGCCTTCGGTTCGGTCGGGATCTCGTCGGGCTTGGGGGCCGGGGAACCGACGAACGTGCGGCACGCTTTGAGCAGGTCGAACGGGTCGGCGTAGGCGCCACCACGGGGCCCGTAGGCGAAGTGCAGGTGACTGCCTGTGCTGGCGCCGGTGCTGTTCGCGTAGGCGATCAGCTCGCCGGCCTGGACGTGCCGGCCGTTGGGCCCGGGGGCGAACGCCTTGGCGTGCCCGTACCCGAACACGTCGCCGTCATCGCAGACGAGGCGGGTCCAGTTGCCGCCGCCCGACGGGTCCCACGCCTGGTAGATGGTGCCGGCCTTCACGGCGTACAGCGGGGTCCCAGAGGGGCAGGGCAAGTCCATGCCGCCGTGGCCTGACGCGCGCCCGGTGAACGGGTCGGCGCGCGTCCCGAAGTAGCTCGAGATCCACCAGCCGCCGACGGCCCCGGTCTGGTCCGCGACCGCACCACGCGGCAGGGGGAACACGTCGATTCGGCCAACGGTCATCGGTGCCTCGTTCTGTTTCAATATGCGACGGTCAGAACGTCGCGGTGCGGCCGGTCTGCCTCGCGATGAAGTTCGCCAAGCCCTTGATGACCGCCACCTCGGTGTCGTTGTCGGCCACCAGGTACGTCGCCAGCGGCCCCTTGATGAACGTGGCGAGCTGCGCAGCAGTCGGGTTCGCAGGGAGCGCACCGACGGCGGTCGCCATCGTGGCCCGTGCGGCGGCGTAGTTCGTGAGGAGTGCCGCCGCGCCGGCCAAGAGTTGCGCCGTAGCGGTGTCCTGGCTCTGTTGGGCGAGCACGAGCGGCGGCTGCGAGACGACCGGATAGTCCGCGGTGACGGCGGTCGCGGTGACGGTGAACGTGGGCTCGCCGTAGGTCTGCTGAGCCGTCACAGCGGGTCGGTTCTCGGTGAGCGGCAGCCACCCTTCGGCTTGCCACAGGTCCGAGCGCAGGTCGAACCCTGAGCACCACCGGCCGTCCTTCAGCTTCCACGTCTGGGGCGGGTTCCCGGTCGTCTGCACCGAACCGGCGACTACATAGGCGTAGGGCACGAGGTCTCCTTCATGCGATGGTCAGCCCGTAGTAGGACCGAACCCAGGCTTTGAACGCGGGCCACTGGGCGTCGGTGGTGATGTCGCCTGAGTAGACGCCAGCGAACGCGATGTGACCTGACGCGAAGCCGGTGCCACCGCCCGCGCCTCCGCCGCCGCTGCCGTTGGCGAACAGGTCGAACTTCGTGACCGGGATGCCGGTCGTTCCAGCGTTGCCGGTGGTGAGCGTCGTGCCGTCGACAGCGAGGACGTCGCCCGCTCCGGCGTCAGTGACGTAGCCCCGCCACAGGTGCCCGTTCGTGTCGGCGGTGCCTGAACTGAGCACGGTCCCGGCGTAGAGGAGCCAGGACGGGCCGGTGGTGGTGCCGATGACGAGACGGTTCGTGGACGTGGCCGTGGGGCCGTCAAGGAACGCTTGACCAACCGCGGTGGAGGTGAACGCGCCGACCACGACGCCAGTGAGCGGACCAGGTAGCGACGTGAACGACGCCGTTTCGAGGTAGTCGTTGCCGTCGCCCTGAACGGTTGCCTTGTTGGCGAGTGCCGAGGTCGCCGCCCTGAACGTCGGTTTGCTCGCGCCGGTGGACTGGCTGGCCGTGTGGCCGTTGCCGGATCCGTCGCGCCACGATCCGACAGAGTTGCCGTCGCCGGGATTCGTCCATGCCGGGTCTGACGCCCACCATGCGGAGTGCCAAGTGATCGCGAACGGGTTGAACGAGCCCGACGCCTGGAGGAACCTCCCGGCCGCGGTACGCATCAGGCGTACCCGCGCCCGGCCTGGTTCCCGAACCAGGTCGTGCCGCCGTCCATCGTGAAGAACGTGTAGATGTCGATGGCGTTGGCCGCGGTCGAGATGACGGGGGCGACACCGCCCGCCCACTTGACCGTGGGCCAGGTGATCGTGCGGCCTCCGGTGGCGTCCTGGGCGATGTAGAGCGTCATCGAGCAGCCTGACCCGTTTGTGGCGCCCGAGAACGTGAGGGTGACGGCGCCGGTCAGGGTCAGCTTGTGGACGTTGCCGTTCGTGAGGTTGACCGTCGTGGCGCCCGTCGCGGTGGCCGTCGAGATGGTTTCGACGCCGCCCCCGGTCTTCGTCACCGTCTGGCCCAGAGCAGCGGCCTCTGTCGCGCTCGCACCGTTCGGGATCGTGACCGTGCCCGTGAACGTCGGGGACGCCTTCGGGGCCTTCAGCCCGACGTTCGTGATCGTCTCATAAGTGCCAGAGAACGCCGTTTGCGAGGCGAGGTCCGTCGCGAGGTTCGCGGCGCTGACGTCCTCGGGGACGCCGGTGGTGCCCGACGTCCGACCCTTGTAGGTCTTGGTCGCCATGTTGGCGAGCTTGGCGTTGGTCGTGCCGGCGTCCTTCTGGCGCAGCGTCGAGCCCGAGATTTCGAGCGTGGACGCGTCGGGCGCTACGCCGTCCTTGAGGAGCTTGCCGGTCGTGCCGTCGAAGCGGGCGAGGCTGCCGTCAGTCGCGGACGAGGGGCCCACGACGTCACCGGAGCCCGACGAGCCGCCGTCCTGCGTCCAGCTCAGCGCCGTCGTGCCGAGCACGATCGTCCCCGTGGTCGTCAGCCGAAAGGTTTTGCCGGCGTTGCTCGTGCCTTCCTGCGCGGTGACCTTCGTCCCAGCGGGCAGCTTCTCGGGGTGGTCGGCGATGAGCGGCGCGATCCACGTCCCTTGCATGACGGTCCACAGCCGGTTCTGGTGCGTCGTGGTCTGCCCGGTGAGGAGTACGACGTCGCCGAGCTTGAGCGCCACGCTGTCGACGGTCTGGACGCCGGAGAGCGTCGCCAGGTTGCTGGTCCCGATGACGCGGACGAGCTTGGTCGGTGAGGCGAGCACGGTCTGTTCGAGCGCCTTGACCTTCGGGCCTGCGGGTCGGGGCTGCGGCACCTTGACGGCGTCGGTCGTGGTCACGATGTCACTCCGAGGTCAGCGGCGAGTTGCGCCCAGTCGAGGATTCGCTGCGGGACCGTGGTCTGGCGTTGCGCCGCGATGTCCGATGCGCACCAGGCGCAGATCCCGTCGTCGTCGAGCTCGATCAGCTCTTGGTGGTTCTCGTGCTTCGTCGCCCAGCCGCACACCCGGCACGTCGGGAAGATCGGGGCCGGGATCTCGATCGGTGGCTGGTCCATCGGTTCGAAGAAGCTCATCGCAGGTTCCCCGAGCGATGCAGCGCCGTCGCGATGCCGTAGGTCAGCGTGGTCTCACCTGCGGCGCCCATCGACGAGACGACGGAGAGCCATGAGCCCTCGTCGATGAGTTGCTGGGCCACGATCTCGTAGTGGCCGGAGGTCTCGGTCTCGCGTACGAACTCGCACTTCGTGACCTCAACGTCCCACCAGATGCCGGGCTGAGCGCGGTTGCCGTTCGGGCCGCCGTTTTCCGTGTTCTTCGATTCGGCCAGCCCTTCCTGACGGGGCAGGCACCGGCGCTCGACGCGCCGGAAGAACAGTCCATCCTTCAGGTGGGACGTGCCGGGGATCTGTGGATCGAACGTGGTCATGTCAGACGTCTCCTGCTGTCAGGTTGAAGAGGGTGAGCTCGCCCACTTGCAAGGTGCCGAGCCCGGTGCCGTTCGGCCACGCCGGCTGCACCGTCATGAACACCTGCAGCTCCAGCGCAGTGAGCGTGCCGACGTTGCTCGGAACGGTGCTGATCTGGTTCGTGATGACGCCCTCGAAGTCGCGGCACCAGTGGTAGAAGAGCGGCACCAGCACCGAGCCACCCGTGCCCGTCACCGCGAGACAGATCGTCGCCACACAGTTGCCGTCCGTCTTGAACCCGGTGAGGCGCACGAACGCCTCGAGGAAGATCCGGTCGCCGACGTGCCATGCCGGTTTCGTGCCCGCTGCCGCGAGGGGGACGGTCGCCTTCTGGCCCCACGTGCCGCCTACCGAGGTGCCGGGCGACCCGATGGACAGCAGGTTGCCTGAGATCGTGTCTGTGAGCTTCGGGGGCACGATCCCGGTGGTGAACCCGGCCCCGAAGAACGTGTACGTCGAGTAGCCCGCCGCAGCGAACGTGTCGCCCGCGCCGGTCGAGCCGCTGGAGAACGTGCCGTTCGGCGCGCAGTTGATCGCCTGCCCGTCAGTGGCACCCCGCCGGCGGGGGTCGAGGCGGATCTCGCACCGGTCCGTGAACTGATCGTGGAAGGCCTGGGCGACGGCCATCGCACCTTCCTGGTTCAGGTGGACGGTGTCGTACGAGTACTTCGTGAGCTGCCCCCGGGTCGCGGGGTCGACCACGACCCGCCACGCGTCGAACCACCACGTCCCCTTGTCCTCGCATTGGGCCTTGAGAGCAGCGTTGCCCTGCTCGATGTAGTCCGGGAACGAGCTCGACGGAAGCATCGTGGACACGACCGGGAGCGCGCCCATGTCCTCGACGAACCCGACGACGATCTGCACGCCGGCCGCGGCCTGCGCGACCGTCAGGTGGTTCCCATCGTTCGACGGGCCACCGATCACGACGATGTCAGCCCCGTAGAAGGCGACGTCGTACTCGAACCGGCCGATGATGCCATGCCGGTACTCGTCGCCTTCGTGGCGGTCGACAGCGGTCGGGTTCAGCAGGTGGAGCCGCACACCACCCGTGATCGTCTCCACGCTGGAGACGTAGCAGGCGTCTTGGCCGGCGCCGAGCGAGCCGCGAGAGAACGCCCACTCGAAGAAGATGGTCTGCCCCGCGTACGGGGTCGAGGGTCCGGTGTCGACCGCGACGTCGAGCGTCATTGATCCGGCCAGGGCGTCCGCGAGGACGTGGCCGATCCCGCCGAGGGTGTCTCCGCCGACGCCGGCGTTGCGCTTCATGCGGAGACGGCCACCACTCGACGCGCAGGCGTGGAGCATGTAGGCCGCGTTCGACGGGTAGCCGTCGAGGTAGACGCTGCCACCCACGCCGTTGTACGCGACGTCGCCGCCGCTGCCGAGCTCAATCGAGGTGCCGATGACGATGGTGTCCGGGCCCTTTGCCGAGCCGTACCGCATCCGCAGACCCGACGTCGCCGACGAATCCGCTGTGAGCACCTGACCGTCACGACCCGACGCCACGAGGCTGTTCAAGACGAACAGGTCGGCGGGGCTGGCGACGACCATCTCTACCGTGACCGTGGACCCCTCGACGTTGACCGTTGGCGTAGTCGTGTCGCCTGAGCGGGTGCCGTTGCGGTCGACCACGAACCGGGACCCGATGAGGGGCTGACCGAGCGAGGCAGATTGCAGATACCAGAAGCCTTGCCAGTTCGCGTCCGTCCCGATGAGGGTGGTTGCCATGGCATGGGTGACGGTCGCCGTGACCGTGTTCGCGTCCGCGTCCGTGGTGATCGTCGGCGTGATGAGCGACGTTGCGGCGCCTTGCCCGCGGTGGACGACGACGGACCAATCCGACGCAGAACCCACGGTGATGCCGGTGAACGGGACGGTGATGCTTCCCTGGCCGGCGGCCGAGATGAGCCAGTCGCCGACGTTCGCGGCCCGCTGGTCGTTGCTCATCGGCCGTCCGCAGGGTTCTGGTTGCGGCGGAGTGCTTCCGTGACCTGTCGCTGCAACTCGCCCGGGGTGGTGGGCTTGCCCTGCACGATGGTCACGTTGTTGACGGCGTCGCTTGTCGTCGGGGTCGCCAGCGCGACCGCGACCTGTTCGGCGTTCGTCGCCGGGGACACAACCGAGGCGCGGATGGCGAGCGCCACGAGGTTGCACACTGCGGCCACGGCGGCGACCACTGCCGTCGTCTGCGCGGCGTCGAGATGGGTGACGCCCGTGACGTTCGTCGCGACGAGCACCAGGGACAGCGCCGCCGCGAGACCGTTCAAGATCACGAGCACCGGGTTCTTCTGCATGGTCCCCTCCGGGATGATTTGGTGATAGTGGGTCATGCGCGCACTCCTGGTCGGCCCAGCGCGCTCGCGAGCGCAGGGATCGGCGACCCGACCTCGAACCGGCTCGAGCCCGACTCCCAGGCGACGTGATCCGACAGGTCCGTGTAGTTCGCGTCGCCGTCGCGGAAGACCACGCCCATGCCGTCGCGGAGCTGCATCGTCACGGACATGACGCGCCGCTTCATCGGGAACATGGTCTCGCCCGCGTAGTAGACCTCGCGGCCGAGGTCATAGATCCCCTTCTCGGGGTCGTACATGTAGATGTAGGCGCCGCACGCGACGTCCTGCATCACACAGAACGTGTCGGTGGAGCATCCGAGGTTCTGGATGACGCCGCCCCACTGCACGATCTCGCTCGTGACGAGATTCGCCGCGCTGCCGGCCGTGTTGTCCTGCGTCGCGGAAACCTCACGCGTCCACTCGACGTCGTTTCCCCGCCCGTCCTTGTAGACGTCGGTTGCGTCGGCCGCGTACATGGTCCCGCCGGTGTCCACGGAGATGGCACGGGACGTGTACTCCTCGGCGGTCTCGTCCACGTCGAACGTGCTGCGAATCGCCGTGTAGCGGACGTCGCGCCCATCGAAGTCGGGTGTTGCGATCACGTTGGCGCCGGCCCCGTAGAGGGTGTCGACGTCGTTCACGTTCAGGAGCAGGTCGTCAGTGACCTGCCACTCATAGTTGAAGTAGTCGGTCACGTAGTCGAGCGCCTTGCGCGGCGTCTCGTACTGCACGGACCAATCGAGGTTGTAGCCGGGAGCGCCGTAGGTGCCGGCACCGACCGACGCAGGCTTGAGCGCCGCCGCCCACGCCGCCAGGGTCGTGTTCGCCGTCACCGCGGTCTCGAACAGTTGGCCCTTGCCGTTCGGGTCACCGAGCCAGCCCGAGACGTGCATCCCGCGCAGGGTCGTCCGGTTGCTCTGGAGCCGATAGATGCCGGTGAAGACCGACAGGTCGAACAGGTCGGCGTCGGCGTAGTCGTTCGGGTCGAGCCGGGTCGGAAAGACGAGGATGTGTCCGAACGCGTAATCGTTGAGCCGCAGCGAATCGGTCAGGGAGTGCGGAACGGGCAGGGCGTCGGACGTGAGGTCAACCTGGAACGAACCGGGCGCCATCACGGCCTTGGTCACGGGCACGACGACGTCACCAGCCCACGACGGTCATGCGTTCACCGAACGGCGCCAGGTACTCGTCACGAAGGTCCGTGTAGCGCCACGGGGCCGCCGCGCCGCCACCGTTCTGGATGATGCCGAGACCGAAGGACCAGCCGGTCAGCGCCGATGTCGTCGTGAACGCTGACGAGCCCGTCGCGAACGTGCCACCAGAAGCGGACATGACCAAGGCTGTGTTGCTCTGGGCGTCGCCGGTCGTCGTGTACCCGCCGATGCCTGACGCGAGCGCAACGCCGGCCTCGGTCGGGGTCGGGCCGACGGTCAGGGTCATCGCGCCACCGAACAGCGACAGCCGGCCTTCAGTCACCCGGGCACCGCGGCGTAGCCGGAGGTCCAGGACCGCGCGCTGCGGGTAGTCGATGCCGCCCGAAGTGAGCCCGACCGTGAGCCGCACCCGGCAGTCCTCCGGGGAGTTGCGCAAGATGCTGACCGTGTTGATCCGGTTGACCGAGTACAGGGTGACGCCATCGGTCGCGGACAGCGCGAACGAGTGGACCGCTCCCCAGCCGGTCCCGCTCTCCCACATCTGGAGGTCAAGCGCGCCCGCGGTCGCGGACGGCATGACCCGAAGGATGCTGTTGGAGAGCCGCCAGCCGGTCGACGACAGGCCCGAGTACATGAGCCGGCCGATGACGCCGTAGTAGTTGCCGTCGGGGTATGCCTGCTCGACGCGGGCGGCGCCGTCGTACCAGTTGGCGGGCGGGAGCGCGTAGCGGGCGGTCTGGCGGCGCACCCCGTCGTCGAGCTGGTAGTAGTCGACGTCGCCGGTCTCCGACGCGAGCGTGAAGGGCACGCTCTGGAACGTCGAGGCGCCGTCGTAGTAGTCGAGGGTCGCGCCCGGCACGGCGTGCCACGGGACCACGGCAGAGGACACGCGGCCGGGGTTGTTCCGGTAGCCGCCGATCAGCGGGGATTCGATGTTCGGGAGGGCGCCACCGGGGACGCGTTCGGCCGTGATGGACCAGGGAAAGTGCCCGTCCTCGAGCGCGCCCCGGTCGAGCGTTGCCGTCGCCGATCGGACCTTGACCATGCCGTCAAGGGTCTCGTCGTCGTCGATGCGGAGCGGGACGAACGGCTCGCCGATGTCCATGAGCCCGACGATCTGATCCCGTACCGCTTTCGCCTTCTCGATCTGGGCGCCGCTGACGGAGATGTTGCCGGACAGGCTGAACGATTCGGACGTGACCGCCACGGACGCGATGTTGCCGAGGACCGTCGCGTCGTTGATCCGCCCGATGAGGAGAGACGCCATCAGCGCCGCCTCGTGCTGTTCTCCACGGTCGCGAGGTCGCTCGCAAGCCCGCGGACCAGTGAAGCCCGGTCGCCTGTGAAGTAGGGCGCGTTCAGGTTCTGGATCGTGTAGTGGTTGTGGACCACGGGGGCGGCGCCGCTCGAGCCCGAACCGCCGCCGCTCGCCGGCATGGCCTTGCCCCACTGGCTGAAGTCCGCGTTCGGGTCCCAACCCGCGAACGGGTTGACGGCGAGCGAGCCCCAGCCGGGCCGCCCGATCAACTCGGGGTGCTGACGCATGGCCTCTTGCTTCTGGATGCTCTTCACGTAGGCAAGAGCGGCCTTCTCTGCGGGGGACATGCCGTAGCGCGATCCGTCCTCAAACCGGCCGTTCGCGGTGATGTTGCCGGACGTCTCCGGCGTGAACAGCTCCGGGCCATCCTCGCCGACGAGGTACGGGGTGCGGGCAGTAACGGGACCACCGGACGCACGCGCGCCACCGATCACGGCGCCGATGCCCTGGATCCCCCACGCGCCCCAGCCCTTGTTGATGCTGGCGCCGGTGAACTGCGAGAGGTCGCGGAAGCCCTGGAGAGCGTCGTGGAGCCCTTGCGTTGCCACCGTGAGGACGACCTGCGTCCCGTTGGCGGCGTCGGCGGCGCTCTTCATGAGCCACATGCGATAGGTGACGCTGTCGGCCTGCGCCTGCGTCATCCGTCCCTGGGTGACCCAGTCCTGAAGGATGCGCTTGTTGTCCTCGAAGGAGCTGGCGCCCGACTTGAACGACAGCTCGAGGTTGTTGACCGCGACGTCCAGGTCGAGGTTCGCCCGGGCGAGGTCGTTCGTCGTCTGCGCCTGCGTCGCCTTGGCGTCGTTCAGCTTCCACAGGGCATCGGTCGCCGCTTGGCTGTTCTGCCCGTAGAGCAGGACGGCTTGGTTGTAGGCGCTGTTCGCGGCGACGACCGCCCACTCTGACTCGGCGTTCTTCTGCTTCGCCTCGCCGAGCTTCTTCGTCGCGTCCATCATCGCGAACTGAGGGTTCAGCGCCGCGGTGATGGCGTCGTTCTCGGCCTTCGTCGCGTCGGTCATCGCCGCGATCTCCTCGGCCGTGACCTTCGCGGCGGCACCGTTCTCCGCGACCGCCCGGGCGTGTGCCTGCTGCGCCTGGATGGCCCGCAGCGCGACGTCAGCCGAGACGCCGTTCGCCTTGGCGTACTGGAGCACCTGTTCCTTGAGGACGGCCTGCATGATCGCGGACGTCTGCAACGCGGTGATGCCGCTGCGCAGCTCGTGCTCGTAGGCGACGTCGAACGGGTTGTGCAGCCCCTTGACCTCTTCGTCCATGGCCTTGATCTGCGTCTGGGTCTCGCCGAAGATCCGGTTCAGATCGTTCATGGTCTGCGCGCCCGACACGGTCTTGGTGACGGATGCCGACAGTTCGTCCAGGGACTTCTTGCCGGTGTCCATGCTCCCCTTGATGAGCGCCCCACCACCGCCCACCAGGGCGATCAGGGCGCCGATGGGACCGAGCGACAGACCGAGCATGGATGTCGCCTTGCTGAGCAGGACCACGCCACCCGTGACGCCGGCCAGCGGCGCGATCGACGACGCGATCGGGCCAGGCAGGTTGGAGAACAGGGAGATGGCCGACGTCAGGACGGGAAGGACGTTCTGGCCGATCTGGTTCTGGGCGCCCTGCATCGCCGCATCCATCTCGCGATGGGCTTTGATGTTCGCCTGAATCGCCGGGATGTTGTCCTGCGTCAGCACCAGCCCGTACTTCTGGGCGGCGCCCTCGAGGGCGATGATCCCGTCGCGACCCTTGTTGAGCAGGGCGCCGAGGGCCTGGCCGTTGCGCCCGAAGATCTGGCGGATCGCGTCGGCCTTCTCGGTCGCGTTGCTCATCTTCGAGATGGCATCGGCGGTGTCGAGGAACACGGCGTGGACGTTGCGATACGACCCGTCGGCGTTCTTCGTTGTGACGTTCAGCTTCTCGAACTCGGCGCTGCCGGATGCCATGTTCTTCTGGAGGAACTTGATGCCGGCCGACAGGGTCTCGGCGCTCACGCCGGTCTGCTGCGCCGCGAAGTTGAGCTTGCTCATGGTCTCGACGTTCTCGCCCGAGATGCGCGCCAGGCCCATGATCGTCTTGCCGTAGGCGACGTAGCTGTCAGCGGCCTTCATCGCGAACGCTGCCGCCGCGGTGCCAACCGCGGCGAGCGCGACGCCCGAGACCTTGCCGAACGACTGCGTAGCGTCGCCCGACTCCTTCATCGACTTCTTGTAGTCGGCGTTCAACGCGTAGAGCCGCACGCCTACGGACTTCAGATCAGCCATGCGTCCCCCTCTCCACGATGAAGTACCGCCCTTGCTTGTCGCCCTGGTGCTTGTCGATCGCGCGCTCGCGCGCCACGCACGCATGACACACGCGGTGACTCACCTCGTAGGTGTCCTCAGCGTCCGCCGACATCGACTCGTCAAGCGGGTGGCCGCAGCCGCCACAGCGGGCGTTCTGCTCGGCCTGCCAGACCAGCGCCATGGTCCGATCCAGTTCCGTCCACGCCTCGTCACCGGGGCCCGGCGTAGGTCTCTCACCTACGAAGACGCTGTGAGGGATTCCGTGTCCGGCGCAGTAGTCGAGCTCGGCACGGAAGTCAGGAGACCTTCGAAACCGTCCACGAATTTTGGGACGTCGTCCGCCAGGTTCACGGCGAGCACCGCGCCAAACAGCTTCTCCCACTGGGCGTTGCTCAGCACCTCGGCGAGCCGGTCCGCCTGTAGCTCGTCCATGACGGGATCGGAGCAAGCGGCCGCGAGCGCGGCGGGTGGGAACGTCTCGACGTTCCAGCGCCAGCCGTCGAGGTCACCGTCGGCGGGCGGATGCTCCATGACGAGCCGGCGCCATTCGGTCGCGGGCACGGCCTGCACCGTGAACGTGACCGTTGCCGCCGCGGCCTCCGCCTTCGCCTCTTCGATCCGAGCTTGCACCTCAGGTGCCGTGTTCGGTTCGTTGTGGTCCGCGTCGTACATGATCGCAGCGGCCAGCTCGTCGTGGAGTTGGCGCACCTTCTCGGCCAGGTCGCCGCGCACGCACACCTCTACGGTGCGCTGCGCGCGGACAACCTGCCCGAGTACGTCTTCGATGTCGGTCACGTCAGGCGACGGTCGAATCGAGCGACGGCGCGGCGGTCACCGCGAGCTCCGCCGTGAACTTCTGGCGCTCGTTCTCGGCGGTGTCCGGCACGATGGGCTGGAGGGTCGTGGCCGGGTAGACCTCGACCTTCTGCGCCGCGGTGATGGCCGTCGAGAACGGGACCATGCGGCGCACGACGAGGTAGCCGGCCGTGTTCCGCGTCTTGAACAGGGTCCACGCCGTGTCGGCAGAGTCGTCACGCAGGCAGGTCACGGCGATGGACACGCCGTGCGCGCCGGGGATCTCCGACTTGAACGAAGACGAGATGTCGTCGTTCTTGACCTTGTCGTTGCTGGCGCCGATCTTCAGCCCGTCCTTCGGGATGAAGGACGTGATGTCCGTCCCGGCGTTGATCTCGGTGGTGGTGGGGGCGGTCTTGCTGGAGATGGTGGTGACCCACCAGACCCGGATGTACTCCTCGTGTGCGCGACGTGCCATGGCTCGGGCCTCCTCTTCGGTGGGGGTGGGTTCGCCCGAGGAGTCCTCGGGGATCGGGTCGGACTCGCCGACAGGGCGCCAGCCGCGACCGCGGTGGACGTTGAGGGCGGCCTCGGGGATCACGGCGACGGCGCCGGGGATGCCGGGGTGCTCGATCTCGACGAAGCCGTCAGGCGGGCCGGGAGGGGCGAGCGGCCCATCGACCTCGACGGGTTGCGGCGTGACGATCTCGGCGCCCGCGTTGCTCTCGGGCTCGGCCTCGGCCTCGGTGGGCTTGCTCTTGGCGGCGCTCATCCGAGCCGGACCACCGTGAACTTGACGTTCGTCGTCGCCGACCACGAGATGGTGGCGAGATTCGTCGTCGGGTCGGCGAAGCGGCGAGGCTTGAGCTGCACCTGGAACCCGGCCGCGCTCGAGTACGTGCCCGAGTTGGCCGGGATCGTCGCCGAGACGTAGTCCGCGACCGCGTCACCGTCGGCGCTGGTGCCCGGCGTGACGATGGTCAGGACGGTGGTGGTCGACCCGTTGTAGACGGTGAGGACGACGTTGTCACCGCATTCGACGGTGTCACCGCCGCCGGATGCTGCGTTGAGGGTTGCAGCGCCCCCGGCCGCAGCCAGGCTCGTTGCGAGGACTTGGGCCATGGGGCCTCCTACGTGTGCGGGTGGGTACGATCAGGGAATGGACGAACGGCCGAAGTGCCCGCTGTGTGGAGCGCCCGGAGTGGCCGTGACATGGATCGAGGTCGGGCTCAGCCCATTCCTCGAATTCGTGCCTGCGGGGTTCGGCTGTTCGGCCGACTGTTCAGGCGCAGGTGTCGAGGCGAAGTCGCTCGAAGGCGGTGAAGACGGGCGGGTTCACTGACTCGTCACGGGTAGGCCCGACTGACGACTCAGGGATGAGCAGGACCGTCGAGCGTCCCGGCACAACCAGCGGAGTGCCCGTCAGCGCCGTCACAGCGAGGTCTGCGGCCGTCTCAGCGGCCAGTCGAGTGATCCCGACCGCCGTCACCTGGTAGCGCAACTGCGGGTCGCTGTAACGGTTCGACAGCGACGAGTCGGGACCGGCCCGGAGAACGCCGATCTGATACAGGACGAGGTACGCGATGAAGACGGAGTTGCCCGGCTCGCCCTGCCACCCGGCATCCACCGGCGCGCGACCGTCGCCCACCGGGAGTTCCGTCGTCTCCAGCCGCGTGAGCATCGCCGTCGTGTGCGGCGCGACGGCCGGGACGGTCATGCGATGCCCTTCAGCGCGCCCGTCGTCATCGCCTTCTGAACCTTCTTGATGTGCTCCGTCAGGTGCGGATCCGACGAGCCCTCGACGAACGGCTGAGGCGCCATCGTGGACGTGCCCAACTCCAGCAACTTGCCCACGAACCAGGTCGGACCGATCTCGGCCTCAAGCGTCGTCTTCGTGAACGGCGCACCACCCGGCCCGGTCGCCTTGATGGACCTCTGCGTCTTGCCGGTGCGCTTCGGGACCCATGACTTCTGAGTCGCCGCGATCTTGCCGGCCGTCTCCTTGATGACCTTCGCGACGTGCTCGTCGATCGTGTTCTGAGCCTCAGCGAAGATGCCGCTCAGTTGACCTGTCGTCAGGTCGCCTTCCATCTTGTGGATCGCGCTCACGTTGGCCTCGGGGTCTGCTGGACGCACCGGCAGCGGCGCGCGATCTGCCACTCGTCGTTCGTCACGTCGAGCACGCGGAGCCCCAGGCCGACGAGACCGTCATCGAAGTCCGACGCCGTGACCGCGACGGTGTCGCCGACCTCAATCGCCGTGTTCACCGGGAGCTTGAGCGTGAACGAACTCACCTCGGTCGACGTCTCACCGGCCGTGGTCAGCGAATCGCCGTCGGGGCGCAGGAGCGCGGCGCCCGTGTAGACCGTGACGTAGGCCGGGGTCGCGTACGAAGCGGTGTCCGGGTCGAACGTGCCCTCCGAGTAGAAGCGGGACACGTTGACCGTCGTCGAGAACAGCTCGGCCTGGCGGTCACGCATCCGCTCGATGAAGTCGGCGGCGCTCATCCGAGACGCAGACTCGCAACGCCGCTGCGCCGGTAGGCGTCAAGGATCTCCTTGTGCTCCGGGTCCCACGCGTTGCCAGCCGAGATGTGCGCGAGATGCTGGAACGACTGGCTGTAGCCGTCGATCGACTCCGACTGCGTGCCCTCGGCCTGACGCGTGCCGCTGAGCCACTTCACGGCGACCTTCTCGGCGACGACCATCGCCACGTCGGGCGGGTAGTCCTGGTTCGCGTAGCCGTGCGTGTAGACGAGCGTCGTCGCGATTGGCGGCCACGGCCACTCGCCATCCACCGGCCACGATGACGTGAAGTCACCGAACTGCGAATCCGGCGCGAAGGTCGTCGGGGACGTGCGCCGCACGATCCCTGAGGTCGTCCAGGTGTACAGCGTGGACGACAGGAGCGACGTCCCGACCGTGACCGACGTGAGAGCCGTGACGGGGCGCTGAGGCAGCCTCAGGATCCCGTCGTGCGGGGTGATCGTGACACTGTCGCCGGCGACCTGATCGAAGTGCTGACCCGTGTACTTGGCGACACGGGCCGAGACCATCTCGATCAGGCGCATGACGGACGCGGTCGACGACGCTGGCACTTCCTTTGAGACAGCCTCCACGTCGGAGACCGAAGCAAGCGCCAGCGTCGTCACGTCAGTCCTCCGGGGTGAGCGCGGACGTCAGGGACTCCACGACGCCCTTGCGGCCCTTGCCGTCTTCGCCCTGCTCGACCATGAGCGCGGCGAGTTGGCGGTCTGCGTCGTCCTCGGCCCACGACAGCACCTCGTCGGCGTTGCCGTCCGGGACCTCCTCGACGAGCTCGAGAGCGACCGCGACCGCGTCGCTCACCGGCTCGGGCTCCGGGGCGGCCTCGGGGACCTTGCCCTCGAGGATGACGAGGGTTCCCTTCGCGACGAACTCATCGAACGTCTCGCGGCGCATGGTGCCCGCGGCCGGGACGTCCATCTCGAAGACGTGACCGCCCTCACCCTTGACGGTGAGGGTGGTCACCTCGTCGGACATCAGGCGGTCCTCGGCATCCGGAAGCACGCGATCCGGCCGGTCATCGACGCGGCGATGTCGACCTCGTAGGTGCCGTCGGACTGCGAGAAGCGCGACGCCGAGAGCGGGATGATCGCGAGCGTCGGCGTCGTCGAGCCGTCCGTCATCGTGGCAACGAGGTTGCCGCCGCCCTGACGGACCGCCGGCGGGTTGTCGCCGGCGTTGAGGGTCGCCGTCTTCGATGAGCCGGTCGTGTGGTAGATGAAGATGAAGCAGTCGCGCGGGTCGACGCCAGCCGCGAGCGTGATGACGTGACTGTTCGTGGCGTCGATCGCAACGCCCATGGAGGCGAGGACGACCGCGTTGACCGTCTCTGCGGTGAGAGACGTGGTGGTGATGGCAGTGCGAGCCATGATTGGCCCCTTTCGTTCAGGTGGAAACCAGGGAGAACGCGAGCGAGCCCCCGACCGAAGTCGGGGGCAGGTGCTCAGGTGATGGAGGCGACGGCCGTGGCGATCATCTCGGGGCGGATCAGCTTGGCGCCGTAGAGCAGGAGCCCACGGATCGCGTCGCCGAACGTGGTCTGGAGGCGCAGGGCCTCGACCTCGCTGATCTGCGTGGCGAGCGTGATCGCGTCACTCACGCCGGCGCTCACCCGGTAGTCATCACCCGTGACGAGGGAGCAGTTGTTGCTGACCGCGATGGTGAAGCCCGCGGCCGTGCCGATGACCCCGTTGCCCTGCACGCCACCGATGACGCCGCCAGCCGCGTCGGCGCGGACGAAGCGGTCATCACGGAGCAGGCGGCCATGGAACCACGGGGGGATGACGCAGAAGCGGCCCTCTGTCGGGACGTTGGCCTCGTCGAGCTTCACCTTGAGGGGGATCAGCACCGAGTCGTACGCGACGAGCGGCGTGGCCGTGGGCACAGAGACGGTGCCGACGGCGTTGGCCGTGGGGACGCCAGCGAACAACGCCTCGACGTACTGGTCCACCGTGTCACGCAGCTTGTAGCCGGCGCGGTTCATGGCCTTCGCCATGAGGTCGCCCGCCATCTGACGCTTGTCGATGTCGTCCACCTTGAACGAGAACGACTTGGCCTGATCGACGACGAGCACCTGATCGGCGGTGTTCAGATCCTCGTAGGTCAGGGTCGTGCCCTGCGAGTAGGTGGTGATGGTCGGGTCGGAGAACGAGTTGATGTGCACGGTGTCACCCGCGCTGGCGATCTCGCCCTCGTAGTCGTGATTGACGACGGTGGGAGAGCCGAACACCAGGGACTTCTGGACGGCGTCCAGAGCCTCGGCGGCCCAGATCTCCGGGACGAAGGTTGCAACGGTCATGGGGGGTCCTCTTTCGTGAGGTGGTTCAGGGGGTGGGCGCAGACATGAGGTCGTTGAACTGCCCGGCCTTGCGGGCGGCGACGACCTCTGCGGCGCTCATGGTCTTCATGTCGTCTCGGCCGAGCTGCTTGACCTCGCCGTTGCCGCTACGCGCGCCCTTCGGCACGCCCGGCGGTGGTGTTCCTGGTGCCCCCGCGGTCAGCGCCGCGTACCGATCCCTGAGCGCGGCGATCTTCTCCGCGTCGGGTTCGCCGTCCTCGCCGATGTACCTGGAGAGGTTCAGGTCGTCGATGATCTCGGCCCGCTTGTCGGCGTCAGCGACGACGGTCGCGAGCGCGGCTTTGATCTCGGCGCCGGCCAGGCGTTGAGCCGCAGCGGAAGTCGCTTCCGCCTTGCCCTCGTCGCGCGCTTGCGCGACGGCCTTCTCTTGGTCGGACATCTGGGACTTGCGGAACTTCTCGAGCTCAGCCTCCGCGGCCTTCGCTCGCTTGTCCGCTTCCTTGGCACGAGCCCGCTCGGCGTCCAACGCCTTCTTGCCGGCGTCGCCGAGGTCGTCGTCTGCCTTGGGCTCGGGCGGCGTCGCGCTACTCGGGTCCGGTGCTGGCGGCGTTGATGGGTCGGGGGTCGGGGGTGTTGCAGCTTCAGCTTCGGGAGGCATCGCGCCGTCCTTTGGTGTGGGTCCGGCGTCGCGCCAGACGGGAACTAGGCGTGTGCGAAGGACTGGCCGGCCTGGTACAGAACCGGGCCGGTCTCGTCGTTCTCATGCACAGCGATCGCGCTCTCGTCGGCGGGAGCCGAGTCGGGCGTCTGAGCGAACGTGGGCTCGCTCGTGCAGCCGCAGCCGGGATGCCCGGCGAGGTCTGCGGCTTGAGTCATGGGCATACCGTCAGCGGCGCTACAGAGGTCACAGGCGCCCGCGTCAGCGACCCGCACCCATCCGGTGATCTTCGCTGTGGCCTCGTCGATCACGGCTGTAGCGGCACGGGAGGCGAGCCAGATGTCAGCGACCGCGAGCACGTTCAAGCGCGACCGTCCACGCTCCGCGGCGACGTCCAACGGGACGCCATCACCGAGCGCCGACCAGACCTCGCCGAACGGGCGCTGGTACTCCTCGAGCGGGTCGACGTTGCGGGCTGCGCGGCCCGTGACCATCGCCGGCGTCAGCCGGACAGGTTGGATGCGGGCGAGCCGCGAGACGTATGCGTTCGTCGTGCGTGCCGCCATCATCTGCCCGGCGGCCACGATCGGCGTGACCTTGCGGGCGAACGGTTCGGCGCTGTCCTTGTGGTACTCGTCCAGGTGATCCCACTCGACCTCGACGGCGCGGGCGGTCTGGAGACGGATGGCTTTGAGACGGTTCTGATAGGTCGTGGTGGCGCTCACGCCGCCGCGCCGGGCGGCAGCGCCTTCATGGAAGCAACGGCGCCGAGGGCGGCCTGTTGCGTGCCGACGTTCGCCAGCAGACCGTTCGCCGCGTCCTCCGCGCGTTCGGCGTCCATCACTTCGATCTCCGACGGCGTGTAGCCCATGAAGCGCCACACCTCGCGCTGCGGGACACCACACGCCAGCATCTTCACCGCGGCGTCAGTGACCTCGGCGATGCTCCGGGACTCCGGGTCCTTCCACACCATCGACAACGCCATGTCATCCGCACGAGGGTCGCCGTCGGCACGGAGCGCCAGGCGCATCACGTCCTCCCACGACTCCGTGAAGCTGTCACGGCGCTCGCCCACCTTCGCCACCAGGCCCGTCTCCGTGGCCTTCAGCGACTCGCCAGACGGAAACGCACCCGACTGGCCGAGCAGGTAATGCGGCGGCGTGCGAGTGATCGCAGCCAAGTGCTGGATGTCGGCCTCAACCGACGTGATGTAGCCGGTCAGGTCCGACTCGCTGAACTCGCCGAACTTCGTCAGCGGATCCTCAGAGACGAACATCCGATTCACGGCCTGCTTGAACGGCTCGACGTCGTTCCCGTCCTCGTCCTTCGGGATGTCCAGGCCCGTCGCCCACTTCTGCTTGAACGAGCTGAAGTTCGACGTCACCAGGCGGTCAAGGATCGTCTTGTTGATCCGGTCCTGGATCTCCGTGACGCCGCCGTCCAACTCGCCCATCGGCTCGCCGACCATCGCCGGATCCGCCACGAACTCCACCACCGGCACCTCACCAAGCGGGTTGTTCGCCTCTTGGTACAGGTTCGATGCGGCGTCATTCCAGCCCTGCCACATCGGCTCCACAACGCCGCGCACACCGTGCCAATCGGCCGACCAGTTGTAGACCTTCTCGGGCGTCCACAGCGTGCAGTACCGCTTCCCCGCGACGTCGTCCACGAACTCCTTGAGCGCCGCCGTGCGCTCGCGCCGGCAGCCCGGCTCATAGTCCACGATGACCTGCGAAGGGTGCTCCGGGGTGATCGACGGGACCGCGTCGTCAGGTTCCGGCCACACGAGCACGAACCCGCGACGGGCGATCAGCGCCGAGTCATGCACCATCCGGGACTCGAGGTCCAGACGGTTGCCCTGCCAATACCGCTCCCACGCGTCAACGTCACCAGATGAGTCCGCCGAGAACCGCATCCCGACGACGCGCAGGCGCTCAGACGGAGCCTTGACGACCAGCCGGCACCAGTTCGACCGCGACATCCTGAGCAGCGCCATGTAGGCGTCGCGGATGTCCTTCGGCGCCCACGGCAACGGATGGTCGCCGCGGTAGTAGCGATACAGGCGCGTGATGTCCGGCTGTCGCGCCTTGAGTTCGCGCGACAACCGATCTCGGGTCTGTTCCGGGGTGGCGTCAGGCAACTGCGTATCCGTCGCTCATCGGTCACCTCATGTGGTCTAGAAGCCGGCGGCGCGGTACTTCTTCTTCTCGGGAGTCCGGAGCATCGCCCGGGACATCGAATTGACCAGGGAGGCCACGACGTCAATGCGCTTCGTCGACTTGTTCCGGTCGGGCTTGACCGGCTTGATGTTCCCGGCGTCGTCGTACCGGACCTCACAGCAGTCCACGTTCCAGCGCAGCACCGGGTGCCCGCCGTGGCGGATCATCGGCGCCTCAAGGGTCGAACCCATGACCGCCCGCTCGATCTCTTTGCACGGGCCCGTCATCGTGGCGTAGCCCTGACGGGTCGGGACCATCACCCAACCGTCAGCCTCCATGAGCTGCACCGTCTCGGTGGCGTTCCACGGATCGAACGCCGTCTCGGCAACCTTGCAGCCCAGCCGCTCGACCTCGGCATAGATGTCGGCACGCACCTGCGCGTAGTCCACGACGTTGCCCTCCGTGAACCGCATGTGCCCTTCGCGGTGCCACTTCGCGAACGGGATCCCGTGCTTACGCTCGAGCTCGGCCGCCCGCTCCTCCGGTAGCCACACCATCGGGTGAACGATGTAGTCACGGCCCGTGTGCGCCGTCAGTGTGAACGCCGTCAGGTCCGTGGTGGCCGACAGGTCGAGCCCGCCGTACGCGGTCAGGCCCTTCCATTCCTTGTCGTCGATGAGTTGCCCGCCGAGGTCCCACCGATCCAGCGGCAACCACCGGACGGTCTGCTTCGTGCGGATGTTCAGATGCAGGCGCAGATACGAGTTGAGCTGTGCCGGCGACTGCTTCGCCTCGGCGGCCTTGCGCTCCAGGTAGTCCGCCAAGACCGTGACGTTGTAGCCGGGGTTCGCGTTGTGCAAGGTCTCTTGGCTGAACGGGTCGAAACCCTCGGCCGTCTCGTCGGCGCCGAACACCACCGCGAAGAACGACTCATCCACGATCGCACCAGAGGCGACGCCCTCGACGTACTCACGCTTCGTCGCGTAGATGGACCCGTCTTCACCGGCATCGGCCGTCGTGATGAACCCGATGATGGGTTGCTCACGCGAGCCCGTGCCGGTCTCGAGCGCTTCCACGAGATCCGGGTTCTTGTGGACGTGAACCTCGTCGATGATCGCACCATGCACGTTGAGACCGTGCTGGCGAGAACCGTCCGACGACAGGGCCCGGAAGATGCTGCCTGTACCCGGGTGCTCCAGAAGCGCCCGCTGAATCCCACGCTTGCCGAGCTTGTCCCGAATCGCTTTCGACGCGGACGCCATGTCCCGCGCCGCCCGGAACACGATGCCGGCCTGCGGCTTGTCGCCCGCCGCGGCGTACACCTCGGCGCGTGGCTCCCGGTCCGCCATGAGCAGATAGAGCGCCAGGCCAGAACACAGCGTGGACTTGCCATTCTTGCGGGGGATCTCGAACCAGAACGTGCGGATGAGGCGCTTGCCGTCCGCCCGCATGAGCCCGAACACCGGCGCCACCAGGTAGCGCACCTGCCAGTCCAACAGGCGGAACTTGTGCCCCGCCCACCGGCCTATCAACTGGTCGAGCAGGAGGAAGAACCGTAGGACCCGCTCGACAGCCGCCCGATCGAAGTAGACGCCCTCACCCTTCGGCATCGGCGTGGCAATGAGCGGCTTGCCCTTCCACTCCGACTCCGTGACGAGACCCGCCGCGATCCAGTCGGCAACCGCCTCGTCGATCTCAGTCGAGAATGCCCGACCCTTCTTCGGCATCGTCGGCCTCCGGCAACTGCGCGCGCAGCCTCGCGTTCGGCGTGATGAACAGCTCCGTTGCGAACTTCGCCACCAGCGCGCCCGCCTGTGCGTAGATCTGCCACGCCGGGTTCTTCGCCGGACGCAGGTCATGGCCCGACAGGACCGTCAGGTCACCCTCGTCCAGCTCGATCCGGGCCCGGTTCCACTGCGCCCACGCATCGCAGTACGCCGAGAGGACACCACGGTCAACC